CATCGCTGAACCCTTAAAAGTTCGTGTGATTACTAAAGGCGATGCGTTTATTAATCAGTTCTGTAAACCTTTACAGGATTCATTATCCAAAAAACTTTCCAAACTTCCACAGCTTTCGTTAACTCGAAGACCTCTTGTTGAGGATGACTTTGATCTTGTTGAGAACAATTATTTCAACATGATGACGGAAGCACAATCCAGAAACTGTATCCCTCTTTTTGAGGACATGAGCACCAACTCTGGTTGGTGCTCTGGAGATTATGCTGCGGCCACCGATAATCTAAAACTCCCAATCTCGAAAGAGATTTTTGAGACTGTCTTATCTATGGTCCAGTGTGACGACGATGATAAGGTCCTTTATCGTAAGAACCTTTTCGATCTTGTTTTACACTATAGTCCCCGGGATTTTGTTGAGGTAGATCCCGATGTCCTTGAGGATTCCCTTATTCATAAGTTGAATTATGCCGTCCCAATGCGAAACGGCCAACTTATGGGTTCTATCCTGTCTTTTCCTTTGTTATGTCTCGCGAATCTAGTGTGTTATATTCAGGCACTTGAAATTTATTTTGAGGGCTTCCCGAATAACAGAATGTACGTGGATGATCTTCTTCGTGAGAAGAGATTACCCGTCCTAATTAATGGCGATGACATCCTTTTCAAGTGTACACCTAAGTTGTACAAGATTTGGAGGAGTAATTTGTCCTCTTATGGTTTCCAACTTTCCGTTGGAAAAAATTATTTTCATAAGGATCATTTCACGATTAACTCACAATTGTGGGTGAGTAAAGGGTTTCGTAAGAAAAAGAAGATAGATTACCTCCATGTTGGGTTACTCTTGGGTCCCTCCTTTCAACAAACAGAAAGGTTGGATAAACCGATGCCCATTTGGGAAATCTATAATCTTGGGATGCAATGGGCCAACGATAAAAAGTTTTTTCATAGTCGTTTTCTTTATTATAATAAAGTTTTATTAGAGAGAGCAACTAAGGGAGGGAAGCTTAACTTATTTCTACCAGTTTATTTTGGTGGACTTGGTTTTAAGTATTATGAAGAAATTGGACCTGCTTTTGTCACAGGTCAACAGTTTATCGTTGCCATGCAATTATATGGTCTATCTCACAAGGAATACAATATTAACGGTCCTTACTCAACTTCTTTGTTTGAGTCAACACGATTCGTGGAGAACAAAGTTTCTATCACTTCATTTGGACGGAGGTACATCGAGCAAGATCTACGGATTTTCGGTCGAGTATCGCTTTTCTCGGAAGCAGAATTGGTTGAAAAGGGTTTATTGGACCAGTTTTCTCTTGTGAAACATGAACCTGCTACACCATGGGAATATCCTAGTGATTTCCTTTTCGGTCGAAAATCCGATCGAAAGTTCTCTATTGTTACTATAAGCAATGGTAGATGGAATTTCTTGGTGAATACATATATGAAACGTCAGGACCGTGTTGAAAATGGTGTTCAATTTGGTGGGGTCACCCCCTTATCTAAGAAATCCATTTCTAACATGCGAGTCAACATTTCTGATCGGCGTCTTTCAAAATTATTTGATCGGCGTCGAGTGTATAAGCGTATAATTGATGTTTCTGAGTCGGATCGACCTGAGAAAAGTCGTAAAACTTCTCATGGGGTCTATGAAATTAAACAGCCCAAAATGGTTCCCAAATTATTTTCTAGGTTTGGATTCGGTATTAATTCTCTTCCTGAGAAGGACCGTCCCGGATTCCTAGAAACTTATGGGATTAAAAATTCCATGCTAAGTGATGATTATAGGACCAAGCGTATGCGGAATGAGAAATTCCAATTTGATCCTGAAGACATACCTGTAGAGCCATTCGTACCAGATATGAGTGTTCCAGATTCCTCCCCTTACGGGTTAGGTTATGTTTCAGAGTGTGAGCGCTTGGGTCTTAATCCTAAATGCCGAGAGACTGCACGGGTTGGCAAACGTGGTAGGAGGGAATACGAAAGAAAGAGAGTTCGATCGGAGTTGGAATCCGGAAGCTTTTCTCCAGATAATGGAAATTTCATTGATGTTATGTCGATGGAGTTAGAGAGGCTTTTGAAGCTCGAGTCCTAGTTACCCAGTCCCCCCGGTTGTTTCCATAGATGTACAGTCCACCTGACGAGGTGGATCCCATACACGTATGACAAGACAACAGAAAAAAACTGCAAAGGTGATTACAACCCAAGTAATTGTCCGCGCGAAAAAACAAAAGAAAAATAATA